TATGCTGATGCAATAATGATGCGCATGTATTTTGAATTACGCCCGAACTATGGCAAATATTCGTGGTAAAATCAAAAAACCGCTTATCGTTATAAGCGGCTTCCTGTCAAACGTACTTAAACTAAAACATAAACTGAATCAATTCGATGCAAATATACATCAAAATGAAATTACCATTCAATGAAAGAATGTGAAATTATACCAGTGCGAACGTCCATGTAAATTTCATTGTCTGTTTTCTTGCCATCCAAAGGTTTGTATTCAATGCACATACCAATAGCAGCACGTTGTCCATTTGCATCAAATGTCAATATCACTTCATCGTCGTTTTGTTGTATGCCAAATGCACTACCCCATTCAATGCGCACAGGCTTCACTGATTCATTTTCAAATGCAATGTCTAAGCATTTGCCAGCAGTTCCCATACCGGAATAATTTGGCTCTGGATAATCAGCAGTTGTGGAATCATTGTATGCACGAAGTCTTACAACAAAGTCAGGTGTGCGTGTGGCGTATGGTGGAATCAATGCACCAAAATTAAATGTGTTGTCATCCTTGCCATTCATGTACACATTGGGAATCCATACGTTTTCTTCCAATGGTTCTAAATCGGTTGCAACATTCAACAGGTGCAATTCTTCTGCTGGCGTTGTCATTATGAATTTCTGATAACAATTTTCTGCAAGCATTTCTTCAGTAATACCCATTGCCAATAATTCTGAGCGTGTGAACGTCTTATTGAATTTATGGCGAACAACTTTTGGAGTTGATGTTTGAAATGTTGTGGTGTTAAACACTACCATGCCAATCAAACCTTCATGCGGATTGCCTTCTTTGTCTGCATTCCTAAATGGATTATGATATACACGTGTCCATGTGCCGCGATCAAATTGCATTGTCTGGCCACCTAACCAAAATTGCTTGCCTGCCTGTGGTCCGACAGGAACAACAAATGTGCTGGCTTCTTTTATGATTGCATTGCCATCATCAGAAACTACAAATCCATGACCATGCACCAATGCATTGAAGTAATTATAGGCCATCCATTTATCACCACGATTGACATTGGTTTTGGTCAATTCATACGTTGCAGTTTTAACCCATTTGCGCGTGGTGCGATCATAGGCCATTGTCACATTTTCTTTTAATGCAGGAATCATGTGTTCGGTTTGCTGCAACCAACCATTGAACCGCGTAAGTTGATCAGGCAATCCTAATCTCTGTAATGTTGTTTTCATTATTATTTTTTTATTTGTTGTTTACATACGTTTTCAATTGCACGAATGACTTGTGCTTCCATCGATAATTGTGTGAACTCACCTTCAATGGAAAATCCTTTGACTTCACCATTCTTGACCTTTGCCCATGCTTGATCATTATCGACTTTTACACCAACGAATGCAGTGCCTATTGGATAGTCCATTCCAAAGTGAACAGATTTATCCGATTCACCTTCCTTAATCCAAATTTCAACGACCGTCAATCCATCAATTGCAAACTTGTGTTCATAGGTGTGATCCTGTTGGTGTTTGTTTTTCATAAACAAATGCACCGCCATTTCAATTGTTTCAGCAGGAAATTGGATGGTGTATTCTTCACCAGTATTTTTATCAATGCGCGGTATTTCAATGTCTGGAATCAATATTGGTCCGTACAACATACGGCGTTCATTGTCTACCTTCAATTTCACTTGTTGCTTTTGTGACAGGGCAATGAAGTCTGCTTCGATTGCTGGCATCTCAACAATTGAAATTGCATAGATGCCTTCGTGTTCTAATTCTTCTAATCCGTAAATAATTTTCTTCATGGTGTAAATTTATATTAAAGTCTTGATAGGTCTTTGATTTTGGCATTCGCATCTTGTGCATTGCTAACTTGTCCTGCCAGTACAAATGATTGCGATGTTTGGTTTGGTCGTTGTCCAAGAATTGAAAAATCAATTGGATTAAATGTTGGTGTTGCACCCATTGAACCACCACCGCCACCAACAGATGGAGTTGAAGGTGTTAATCCACCACCGCCTCCACCATCACCACCATCAAATTTCTGTGCTTTGATTTTGGCAACATTTGCAAGACCCATTGCAATAGTAGCACCAGCAGCAATTGCACCAAATGGAGGAGGATAAGTTGCAAGTGCAGATGCAGCACCTTTGTACGTGTCAATGATAGCACCTGCAATGCTGATTGCCTTTTGAACTTTGAATGCTCGTTCTTGTGCCTTCTTTGACTTGCCTGCAAACAATTCAGTCAATGCAGATAAACCTTGCAGCGTTTGTGCTGCAACGTCCAATGTCATGTCATGTACTTTCTTTTTATCAGCAGCAATTTTTTCATCTGCCTCTTTTTGTTTTGCAGCCGCTTCGTCTTGATATTTTTTTATGATAGCTGCCTTTTTTTCCTCCTCCTCTTTTAATAATGCAGTAGCATCTTGCCCATATAGTTTTGCTAGTTCTTTTTTTTCAAAGTAGTAATCATCTAGTGCTCGCAACTCCTTGTCCTGTGCAGACAAACCTGCTTGGAATATTTCTTCAGCTAATGCTTCTTCTGCATCTAATCTAGTATTGTCTGTTTCTTCCTGTGCCTTGCGCTCACGTTCTTTTCGTGCTGCAAGGTCGATTGCATCTTGTTTCTCTTTTGCCTTTTTCTTTTCATCTTCAATTTTTTCTTTTTCTGCTTGTTTTTCTGCTGCTGCATTAGCATCATCGGTTGCTTTTTTATTGATGTTTGCAACAGCCTGACGATGGCCAGCAAGTTGATTTTCTAGCCCAAGCAATTTATCTTTTGCCGCTTGAATATCTGCTTCACCTTTTTTTCTTGTTTCTTCTGGATTGAAAACTTTATCAGCTAGGAAATTAATGCCTTGATCCAACATTTTAGCCAAACCAAAACCTTCATCTAATACACCCAACTTCACAAGGCTATCACCTATTCCATCAATCTGCATCAGTATAAGGCGCAATGGTGCTGAAATGAAATTCATTATGCCAACTAGGAATCCTTTGTTGCGTTCTGCTGCTGCAATCTGAGATTCTTGTATGGATTCCAAGCCTGCAATAACAACTTTTTGTTCATCAATTACTGCCTGCGTTCTGGCAATTTTCATGTCCAAAATCTCGCGTTCGCTTTTACCTTGTTCGCGTAGGATGTTTTCTGATTGCCCAATCAAATCCAATTCACGTTGTGCTGCATTTGTACTTTCTTCAGCAAGTGCAAGTGATTCCCTTTGCGCACTAGTCACACCATCCACAAAGCCTTTTAGTTCTTCAAAATTCATGATGATGGCAGCGACTGCCGCAGCTATCAAGAATATTGGATTTGCGAACAATGCCTTTCCAAGTGCGCCAAATCCTTTTATCATGCCACCTATTTCCTCAGTGACAAGTTTTAGATTGATGTTCTTCACATTGCCTGCCATTGCCTTTGCACTAGCACCAACACCAGAAAAGTCCATTGACAATAATCTGCTGCCAAGTGTTTGTGCATTATTGCTAAGACCTTCAAACGCATTACCTGCATTGTTCTTAATTGCCTCAGCAGTATCAAGAATAGTGTCCTTTAATTCACCTGCCTGTTTTGACAATTCCTGAAACCTTGCATCGGATGGATCAAGATTTTGCATTTCCAATTGCAAGGCACGCAATTGTTGTTTCAGACCAAGAGTTTTTTCGGTTGTTTCCGTGATCTCTTTTTCGACCTGATTCAAATTTGTGACTGCACCTGATGCATCAACATTTAGCGATACTACATAATTTTTATCTGCCATCAGAATATGAATTTAAGGATTTGAAAATATAATGCAGCAGACAAGGCTAAACTGACAATCCACATTGTGATTAACCACACAGGCAACCTACGCGAATGTTTGCGCTTGAATGCTCTTGTTGGTTCTGCACCTGCTGCAATCAAATTGTGGCATCGTTGTATGCAGTTATGATCAAATTCTTTTACCATTATTCTTTGATTTGTGTATAGGTTAGTGTTGCTGCTATCTTCATGTTGTTATGTGGATGACCGCCTCCACTCATTGACAATGCAAAGCGATGTTGCAATACATCAGTTGTGGTATCAATGTGCAAGGTGATTGCGTTCAAAGTTCCAAAGGTATAATTGGTGTGAATCGTTGACTGCTTTGCTTCGTTATTCACTTTGTATGCAGTAAAAGAAAATGAAGATGAACGTGTTTCATCAATTAAGCCTGTGGCAACGTTCCATTCAATTATTGAAATATTCAATGTGCAATTCAATGCTGACCCTTCGTCAATCACTAGGTGCTTATTTGCTATCCCTTCAATGGTGATGGGTATCTGAGTTGCGTTATCCGTAAAATTACCTTCACCAATGTATGGTATAATGCCATATTGTGATTGGCCATCTGCATTTGTTTTGTCATCAGCAAACCATCCACCGCCTAAATGCAATCCACCGCTAAATACTTTTGCATTTTTTCCAAAGGCTGCAACACCACGCAAGTTTGGATCAACAATAATGTGTTCACCAACTGCAACTAGATTGGTGTTGTTTTCGCCAATAGTTATATCTGTGCCTGCAACGTAACTGAACTGCGTATCAACTGCAATGTCTGAACCATTTGTCATCATGCCAGCATTGCGAATGCTGCGACCATCAATAGACAATCCAAAATTACCACCTGTAATTTCAGTTGTCACTCCGTTTGGCCTATCAACACCACCACCGCCAAAGGCAAAACAACGTGCTTCATCTGCTGACCAATTATAGCCGTAGCGATTGCAGCATGTTTCACTGCCAAAAGTTCTATCGCCATTGCCATCAAGAAATTGAACAATGCCGCCCGTAAATATGCGTTCTGGTGTGTATTCACAATCTGGTTGCGCATCCAACAAACGCATGAACGTACATTGTACAGGCTCAGTGCTGCCAACTTCATAATTTGAAATTGATAACAAACGATACCATGCGTCAATGATCCAAATTTTATCAGAAAATTTGAAAGTGTTTATATCGGTAATATCTAACAACATGTAACACTCAATCTTGCGTGCGTTTGGTGAATAAATTTCATTTAAGTATTCACGATAAAAACGATTGAATAAATTGTTGTATGGATTTGCAGTAATAAGATGCAAAGGTGTTTCAGGCGCAAAATTCAAATCGTAATCCGTCAATGATGGATTTGTTACTGAGTAATGGCATGCAGTATTGACGCTTGTCAAAACTCCATCCTGTATTGTTTCATCGTATAATGCAATGTAGGCATTGGCATTTTGAACGTATAAAAATCTCAAACCACTTTCAACAAATTCACCACTTGCATCAACAAACTTTGGAACTACGTTAGCAGTATTGTTAATTGTATTGCTTGGTGTTGATTGAGCAATTAATGTCACACCACCATTGCCTTGTGCAAAATCATTCGGTAAATCATTTGGATTAACAACGTATCCATCCACTTTGTAATCACCATAAATGCGCTTGCCTTCCTTGTTAAATAATTCGCTGGCAACATCATTGCCTTTGGAATATGTAAACAACAATTCCTTGCGCTGTTCGTCGGTTGTTGGGTTTATTACGATGTCCTTTTCATAATGCAATTTCTGTGTCCAATCCAATGCGTTGCCGCTTCCGATGTAATTTACAAATGGCTCAAAATGTATCAGTTTTGGAATGGTGCGATCTGGCACTACAACCATGTTATACTTCTTAATCACATCACGTAGAAAATCAATTTGCGTGATGTTAGGCGCATTTGCTCCAATGTCAATAGGCAAACCTGCAAGCGAATCAGAAGTGTTCACTAGCATCCATCCAGTGCCTGCATTTGGCAATCCTAATCCATTTAAGAATGTGCCTGCTGAATTATTATACACGCTCATTTTTAGTTGATCACCTATATCCATAAACAAGGTAATGTCCTCAGATTGCAAGTTGCGTGTGTCATTGCTATTTGCAACACTAGTGAATTGCGTGTATTGTGTTTCATTGTCAGCAACACGACGTAAACGCATGTACCTAACATTGCCCACATTACCACTTGATGCCGTTGGGTCGTTAGTTGCAAATATCCTGAACGTGTACCATCCAGTGAATGGTGCTGTATAAATACCTGTTGCTGCATTAAACGATCCGCTTGGGTCATCTACTTCAGTGAATGTGGTCAACTGCGTTTCAGTCATTGCTGCAACTGCAACGTTGTTGGTAATGTATGCACTGAATAAAAATTGTGCACTGAGTGTTGTTGATCTATTCCATTTGTAGCGTGCGTATGGAATAAACACTTCATCCATCGTTGGCAGTATGTTTGCGGTTGTGTAATTGAATCCAGCCTCACGAATGATTTTATCAAATAACCACGATTCACGCACCATCAAAGTCATCTCACTTGGAAATACTGGATTGATGGTTGACACCACTGGCCTTGTGTTGACTTCACCGCCTTCACTGAATTTATAGCCACGATCAATTAGCGCATACTTCCAATTTGTTGAACCATTCACAACATTATCATACGTCATGTCATGTGCCAATTCGGTGTAATCTAAATCCGCTAAATACTTATTACCAATATCTCGCACGATGTCTGGCGTTTCTGCATAGAATACAATTTCGATCTCAGTGTATTCATTGTTCAATTTGTATGCGCGAACAACTTGCAAATGTCCAGATGCAATTGTTATTGTTTGGACTTGCAATGTTGCTTTGACTTTGTTTTGAAACGCAAAACTGCCAGTGTAATTTATATTGCCAACATCACCAAAGAATGCAATGTTGTTATCGCTTGCAGGTATTCTAAACTGCCATGTGCGTGAACCAACAACGGCAAAATCGCCCGGATCAGTGAAGGCAAAATTCAATGCAATTTTTTCTGCATCATACAAATCCAAGATGGCAGTATTGCCAAGTGAATCTTCTGCTATGATAATTGTTTGGTTCATTAGTTTGGTTGCTCTTGCGCAATTTTAAGTCTGATCGTTAGTTGTTCCAATCCTTTGAATTTAGGATTCTTGGCGTTGTAGTTTGTGTCCTGCACGATCACTGGTGTGTGTGTACCATCAAGGTTGACAATGTGAACCTGCTTGGATAAAACCAATCCTTTCATAAATTCCCATTCACCTGCCTGCAAGAAATCAGATTGACAAACAATGAATTTATCAATGCGTTTGTAGGTAACAACATCTGATTCATCATACACATCGAATGTGAAATCATTGCCTTCACCAACTGCACCATAATTGCCAACAACTCGCTTTGCTATTTTTTGATCTGCTGAATATTCTGTTTCAGATTTTTTTATGAAGTTAAAATATTCCCATCCACCACGACGGCCAACCCATGCAAGACGCACCCTATCGTAATCTTCGCAACCTGCATTCAAAAATACTGCTGCATTATACATGATGTAGGTCATTGACATTTGATTGCCATCAGCGTCCAATATTTGAAACAAAATAGCTTTCCAATTTGGATAATCTTCTGGCTTGAATAAACCAAGCGATGATGCATTTAAGTTAGCAGGATATATTGGCAAATGTGACCAAGATGGTTGATCTTCTAAAACAATTTCATCTGTTGTTGGCGTGCCGTTGCTTGCAAAAATTTGTAATTTAATTTTGTGTGGCTCATTGATTCCATCAGTGGCATAACGTCCGCGAATATCCCACACTCCCCAATCTGTTTCATACACTGGTATGAATATGCAATTAGCGCTAAACCCAAAATTCAATGCTAGTGGGCGCACGTGTGTTGCTGGCAACCTGTCACTCATTAAGCGTGATTGATCACCATTTTCGTGGCCTATTTGCGCCAACAAAGATGGCTTATATCCATCGCGTATTGTGAAGTCAAGATAGTTGTATAGGTATAGGTTTAAGTCCATTTGGCTGCTTTCATTCTCAGTGAACACACCACCAACTTCGTAGCCTTCAAATATCTTAATTCCAACATCTTGAAATCCTGATGTGGTATAAAACAATTGTGTTTCTGGAATATTGATTTGATCTGCACGTGTGATTGAATGCACGCTGCCATCTGTGTCTGCTTGATCTAAATGCGCTACATTATTGCGCATGTATTGCTTAACACATGGCACAAGATCAAACACCAGATATCCATTTGGATTTGGCGAAACAATGTACACAACATTATCACCAGCGATATTCAATTTTACTATCCACTGAAATCCTGTGTTGCCAATATTAGTGGATGATGCAGTAATAATTAGTGGTGTGCTAATTGCTGAATGCAGATCAGGTTGTTGGTGTATTGTTATTGCCACTTGATGTTGTTGATTTTGATTTTTATCATTTCTAAAATAGCTGCATCGAATTTATCGCCATGCGTTTCTAGTACATCGGTAATGGCATCACGATAATAATAGATGCCTTCAATGCCTCGCTTACTGATTGACCATGATATGCGTTTGGCTGCTGCTTCAATTGCTTCTTTGCTGGTCTTGACAAATGCACCTTTGCTGTTGCGCAACTTAATTGGTTTTTCCTTGATCCATTTAGCAATTTCATTGTATGGTGGTGGCTTCCTGTCCTTTCTGCGTCCTTGCTCAATCACGTCTGCATACTGCTTAGCGCGACCCATTGCACCGAATTTAATTTTGACCATACCAGAACCAAAGTCTGCTGAATAGTTCAATGAATCCTTTAATGTTCCCGTGCTAACACGTCTGCGTTTTTTGCCGCGTATTGTGCGTGTTGCACCAATGTTGCGTTGTGCTGCTTCAATGATCAGATCACAAATTTCAGTTATTGCTTCCAGTCTGTCCATTATTGATATATTGCCGAAAGTTGATTAAAACTTGTTGATGTTGCAGTGGCATTGTTTCTGATTTTGAAGTTGATCAAGTCACCTGCAACCACTGAGAACGAACCTGTGGCGGTAAAAGTATTGGCAGTTGCACCTGCTGCAATAGTCAAACTAAATTGGTCAACTCCATTCTTACGAAGCGTGAAAACAAGTGTGCCTGTGGCTGATTGTGTTGTAGTTGTACGCACACGAATTTCTGTGAAGGTCATGGCAAACTCAGCGCTAATTTGAACAGCTGATTCGGTTCCGCTGTTGGTTCCGCTTTGAATAATATAAAATCTATCACCGCTTGATGGCGCTAACGTAAATCCTATGCCATAGGTACGAAATGCTTGATTGCCTGCTGATGCTATTACTATGTTGCCAGTGCCTTCTAATGAATTTCCATTGATGGTTTTTAGTGGCCTTTTAGACTGAATAGAAGCCGTTGTTTCATCGCCTGTATTAACTCCTGACTGATTGCCTATCGTGGTTAAATTCGCGTCGGTCACGAATCGCTTATTGACTGAATCGGTTATGTTGGTTGTGGTCGATGTGTCTGTATTTACAACATTGCCCAATCCCACCGCTGACTTATCAAGTGTTTGAAATGTTTTATCACCTCGGTAATATTGCGATGTAGTGCCAGCAGTTATTGTTGGCTCTTTTGCATTCAATGCAGTTTGCGTTGCTGATGAAATTGGTTTGTTGGCATCGGAAGTATTATCAACGTTTCCAAGCCCGACTTGATCTTTTGTAGTTGCGTGCGGATTGTTGGTATCTGTTACGTGATTGTTTAAGTCATCAGCAACTGCATCAATGTTGGTTTGCAATGTATCAACTGAATCAGTTAATTCAGTTTGCGTTGCATAGGTAGCCAACAGATCAATCAAATCTTCTTGATCTTCAATATTGCCTCCAATTGATCCCCAATCTGCACCACCACCACCACCGCCTGTTGCACTGATGCGAACGCGTCCATCGCCTAAATCTTCAATGTTGATGTTAGTGCCTTCAACTAAGTCCAATAAACTTTGGACTGCATTCAATGTGCCGTTTGTTTTCAGAACCAAACCAACGCGGCTGCCATTGCCACCTGTATTGTTGCCACCAACTGCATAATTAGCAGGAATATCACATGCAGACCAATCGTATGAAACTTGCAGCACAAGCGACAACGTGACGCCTGTTACAACCTGTGAATAATCTTCAACGAATGGATCAATGGTTGATGTGCCAGATAATTCAACATCACGATTGAATAGCACATTGCCATTCATAATTTCAGCAATCAAGTCCAATGCCAGCCTTGTCATGTCACTGATGACTTCACGTTGGTAATCTGCCTTTTCTTCTTTGGCACGTGGGCAGTCAAAGAACAAAACATCAAACGAATATTCCATCATGCCGGGCATCGGAGTAATTGATCCCGGTGCAACATGCATTACTGGATACCTGTTTTCCTTTGGAATATCAATTAGGCTGATTGATCCATGACTGAATTGATTGATCATTTTGTGACCATTGGCAAATGCCTCCAACCGATCTATCAATATGTTATAACTGCTGCCTGAATTGTTGTTTATCATATTCCTTTTTGTCTTGCATGTAGGTTAAATGCGTGAATATTCGTCTGATCGGCTGCATCGTGACTTGATCAAATTTGGTCACGTCATAATCTGCCATCATTTCGATCAAATGAAACCATCCCCATTTGTTAAGATTTATTGTTGCAAATGTTTCAATATCATCTCCTTCTCCTGCTGAAGTTCCATCATGGATTCGAGGAAATTCTCCAATAATGCGATTTCGAAAGTCGAAAAAAAAAGCAGTGCAGCATTTACAACTGACATTGATAATTGGTTAATGTCATCAGCATTGGCATATTGTTCCTCACCTGTATAGGTTGCAATGGTGTATCTGTTGCCTAACTTTGTTTTGATTGGTCTGTATAGGACTGCCATGATACAGGTTAGTTTTTCCACCTGTGGTTTAACAGGATCATAAACCATTTTGCAAAATTCGTCAAGGTCAATCCATTCATCAGCAGACATCATGTCCATGTCTGGAATGAAACCATATCGTGTGCCATTTAGGTCAACGAATTTCAAATGCAATTGCGTTTCATTTTGGATTAACTGATCAAAGGCAGTTACAATACGCTGGATGGATTCAGGATTCAGTTTGCGCACCTGTTGCTCACTGCAATCAAGAGCGGCAGCGCATTTATCCACTGAATTCTTTGATGTATTCCATCTGATGTATTGTCCAAGTGTAATTGCAGTGAAATCAATGGGTATTGATAAGTTGCCATCGGTTTTGGTTTGTACACGTTTACGTTTAAAATACTTTATCATACTTCTTTTGGGATTACGATTTGAAATGGATTACCATCAGCACCGGTGATTTCTTGACGTTCGATGTAGCCGCGATCCTTCAGCAATGCCTTTGATGCGAATATTGTGGCTGCTGTATCACCATTTTTAACCAGCTGCATCAATTGTGATTCCACAAAGTCTTTTTTAACAGATAGCAAATTGTTGACTTCTGCTTTGTATGCCTCGTCAGTTTTGAGCCATTCATAATGCGTAGATCGGTCAATGCCAACAACTTTTGCAGCAGTGGTAACAATACCAAGTGATTTCTCCAATGCCTCGATCATTGCCTTTTTTAGTGTTGGATTTGGTTGTTTCATAATCAGTCGATTAGCTGCCCGTTTCGTTTTATTACTAATGAAGGATCAAGTTTTTTCATGCGATCAACAATGACTTGGCAATACTTGGGATCAAGTTCCATCCCATAGCATTTGCGTTTCAGTTGATGTGAAGCTACCATTGTTGAACCTGAACCGCAAAAAGGCTCTAATATTAAATTTGATTTATCTACTAATTCTATTGCTTTAAATGGCAATTCAATAGGAAAACAAGCCTTATGATTATCTTGTTGACTACCTGTATTAGATATTTCCCAATGATTACTTACAACTTTATCTAAGCCTAATTTATCTCCATTTGTACTAAATAAATATATTGGTTCCCAATCTCTCATTAATGAACCCTTAAAAGGAATAGTTGATGATTTTTTCCAGCATATCTGCTCAATTAGAAAATCTAAATGATTTGATATTTGCTTAATATATTCAAATCTGCTATTTGCATTATAACTTACATTCCAAAATATAAATCCATTTGTATATAAAAAACAATTATCTAATACTTCTACAACAAAATCTATGTATTTATTGCTATCTAAATTATCCGAATATCCTTCATTATATAATTTAATACTTTTCTTTTTATTAAATATATCTCCTTGTCCTGCTTTTGTATTTGCATTATAAGGTGGACTTGTAAATACCATATCAGCCTTTTGTCCATTCATTAGCTTTGCCACCGCATCGCTATCCGTACTATCCCCACAAAGCAATCTATGCTCGCCAATCTCAAACAAGTCACCAAGCACAATATCGGTTTCAATACCACCTTCGGGAACATTAAAATCATCTTCTTCAGCATCCAATTTTACTTCCATATCTTTTGGCAAATCCAATCCCCACTCGGTCAATTGCTCCATATCCCATTCATTGGCAATCATATCCCAATCCCATTCACCAAATCCCACATTGTCTTTTACGATGAACTCGCGCTGCTGGTCATCAGTCAATTCACTGGCCTTGATAATTGGAACTTCTTTTAATCCAACTTCCTTGCATGCCTTCAATCGCATGTTGCCACCTAATACAACCATGTCATCATTGACTACAATAGGACGCAATTCAAGCATCTTTGGAAAATCCTTGATGGATTGCACCAATTTCTTGAATTTGTCATCCTTGATCAATCTCGGATTGTTTGGATTGCTTTTTATCTCAGATAATTTAACGTGCTCAATTTTCATTTTTCCTTATTTTACTGCTATTTCATCGGTGGGCAAATCGCATTTTTCATTACAAATCTGGCCAAATCTTGGCAGCAGTTGCATCTTTGATTTTCACCATTGAATAAAGCATGCCAGTGTTGGTTAGTGCAAACACCTTACCCAATGCTTCGATGTGTTTTTTTACGGCACTGATCGATTCTAATTGCTCTGAATGTTGCAGTATCTCGCCATTGCCAGCAATCAATTGTACACGATAGCCTTTGACTTTACGGGCTGATCCTTCTTTTCTGAATGGTCTGTTGACTGAATCAACAATTTTGATGTGTGGTTTCATTTATATTGATTTTAATTGTTTCAAATCTGAATGTCTTGTGTTGCATTGCGCAAATCAATGATGATGCGTTGTAGGCAATCGCTGCAACTTGTTGGATCAATGTTTTTGCCAGCAATCTTTGATGCATACATGAACAATGGTTTTGCTTCAAGATAGGTCAATGATGATTTGTGTTGGTATTGCTGCAATAATTCTTTGATGCGCACCAATTCTTCGTGGCTAATGCCATAGGCAAACCATTTATCTGCCGGGCAGGATGCCCAACTGAATTTGGTTTTCCACTCCATCTTGCAGCCGCACAACTTCACTTTCTTACGATAGTACCGGACTTCATTTTGTTCCTGCACCACGTCATAATCTTCTTTTGGTCGATTAAAATTGGCCAAAATCAAAGTGCCACAACTGCCTGTGGATTCCACAAAGAATTTGCATTTGCGGCAAATTGCCATGCGTTCGTTCTTTACATCACTTGGTACACTCATTTATTATACAATTGTTTATTCAATTTCTTTATTGCTCTGCTTACACGCAACCTTGCCGCCAAATTACTGATGCCGGTCACGTTTTCGATTTCTTCGTATCCAATGCCCATTGCACGTGCGCGAATCAACTGCTGATCTAATTGATTCAATCGCCTAGTCATCATATCAACGTATTCGTAATCGATCAATCGTGCCATGTCAACTTCATCGTCCGCTTCATGCACCGGCAGCAAATCCATTGATTGCAATCGCTCTGCCTTGCCTTTGCTTTGTTTCAGTAATACATACACCACATACGTAGATAATTCACCACGATCCACCATTGGCTGAAATTTATCGCGCTTTTCCAGTATGACTAACAACAATTCATGCAACAGGCTATCAGCTCTGTCCTTGTTTTTAGTTGCGTTTTGTATTGTTTTTCGCCAACTATTGTAATTTTTTTCTATTTCATTTTCAATTAGTTGCAAATTATTTTCAATTATTTTGTACAAATATTTGTACATCCAAATATTTCGACATATCATTGCACCATCAAACGAAACAAACATACATTAAAATTCAAATCAAATGACAACTTTCAGAATCACTTATAATGGCAACAGCACACAAGCCAAATTACGTTTACAATATGGCTACTATCTTAATGCAGACGATGCAAACGAAGCAGTCGTAAAATTCTATCGCATGTTCATGGATGACAATTATTTTCCGCAGGAAGATGGCAGCATCCAAGACGAAGAAGGACGTGAGGTTATGTCACCAATGGACGACTGCATCAGCTATGATGGAGGTTATTTTATCGCAACAGAAGAAAAATAAACAATCAAACACTTATACACAATGACAAATCAAGAAAAATTAATGCATTTGCAATCTATGCTGAAAAATGCATCTGGCATGATCGATTATTGCAAGGAAAAAATTGCCA